GGTAAGAAAAATTTCTTATTTCCTATTCCAGAACAACATGATTTGCAACATCCTGTCGACATCACTGATGAAATCAAGGATAATATGAAAGTTATCATTGAAGGTTATCATAGGCGTGAAAGACAATACCCCAATTATTGCGCTCATCTTAAGGATGAAGCTGTTTCTTTTAAGAAAGTGAAATTGGGTAAAACTCGTGTTTTTGTTGGAGCACCTATGGATTGGAGTCTAGTTGTTCGAAAGTATTTGCTACCTGTGGTTCGTTTAATTCAGTTGAATCAAGAAAAATTTGAATCAGCTCCTGGTATTATATCTCAATCCCCACAGTGGACCAAATTATACAATTATTTAACCAAATTTGGTAAAGATCGTATTATCGCTGGAGATTATCGAGCTTTCGATAAGACTATGCCCCCCGCTTTTATTTTGGCAGCTTTCAAAATAATTAAGCGTTTGTGTGCGGCCTCCGGCAATTATACAGAAGATGATCTTTCGGTTATTGATGGTATAGCACAAGATGTGGCTTTTCCCATGGTGGATTACAATGGAGATTTAGTAGAATTTTTTGGTTCAAATCCTTCAGGTCACCCTTTGACTGTCATTATCAATGGCTTTGTCAATGCATTGTATATGCGTTATGCCTTTGTTGTGCTGAATCCCGAACACACCTGCAAAGATTTCAAAGAATTTGTTGCACTTATGACTTATGGTGATGATAATATTATGTCTGTTTCTAAAAAAGCAGAATGGTATAATCATACCACAATTTCGGAGGTTTTTGCACATATGGGTATAACTTATACTATGGCTGATAAGGAAGCCGCTAGTATTCCTTACATTGATATTGCCGATGCTAGTTTCTTAAAACGTTCCTGGGTTTTCAATGATGAATTGGGCTATTATCTAGCCCCCATTGATCTTGAATCAACGGAAAAATCTCTTATGGTTTGGACTAGATCCAAATCCGTTGGAAAAGAGGAACAAATGATAAGCATAGGTTCTGCTATCCGTGATTATTTTTTCCAGGGAGCCAGAGCGAAGCGTGAGCGGATGAGCGGAGCGCAGCAGCTTCAAGCGGA